GTAAGCTGTAGGAATAATAAGATAGCAACTTGATGCAGTTACACCATTTCCTAAATCTACGTTTGCTGTTATTGCCATAATATCCTCCTATTGCAATCGTTTAACTTCGTGTTTATCTAGAATAGCATTGGCTTTTTCTTCACCGACTGCTTCTTTTGCTAAATCATAAACAGCTTCTAGTAACTGATTATGTTTTTCATATTGTTGCCAAATAGCACCATTATGTAATCTTTGCATTCCTGTAACATTTACAAAATGATTAGGTGTTCCATCGTCTTCTCTACCAACTAATTCTAAATCAGCAAGTTTTTCATGGTTATATGCTACAAATTTATCAAACTTAGAATTTATAACACCTTTACCATGTGATAAATCATAAGCACGAACAAGTTGAGCGTCATCATAATTATCAAAAGTTGTTGATGAACTGTCAGCATGAAAATCTCCTTCTGCGTCAAATACAAATCTTGTATTTGTGTGATTGGCTATTGTTACAAGATTACCATTACTTTCTGCGTTACCCGCCGCATTACCAGATTGTACAGAACCTTTTAAAACAACATTTCCAAATGCACTTGTACTTTTTGCAGTGTTACTTGCATTAGCCGCACCTTGTAAATACAAGGCTAATCCAGATTCACTATAACCAACTATAGCACCTCCACCATCTGTTGAAGAATATTTAGACATTCTCATCCAAGTATCGGCTTCTGCTTCACCTGTCATTGAATGAGCTACATCTGAGTTTTTAAATGTAAGAGAAAATCCATCATTAGCATTGTTATCTATACATAAACCACCTGCATCAACATCTGGTGCAGTTTCTCCACCTGTAGATATTTCTCCACCCGCCATTCTTAAAGTTTCTGTGGTAGACGCTGTATTAAAAACCATTGCTGAATTGTTTTGCTCATAAAGAACTTGGCCTTGTTTAGTTTGAGCACCAGAAGTTCCATTTGCAAAAAAGAGACTACCAGAACTTGAGCCATCAGAATATATAGTTATACCATTGTGACCAGAACCTGTGCCTACTACTAAATTATCTGCATTGTCATCAAAACTATGTGCATTACTATTACCTATGCCAACAGTGTCTTCACCACCATTAACAAAAATTGCATTTGCGTTTCCATTGCTTTCAACTCTAAAATCTAAATCAGCAGAATCTTCGTTAAATACAACACCACCATTAAATTGTTTTGCTACAGTTTCTGTTGCAGGAGGGTCAATAGTTCCTACACTCTTTGCTTGATGAACAACATAAATATTGTTTGTGCCGCTAGGAGGAGCACCAGTAAACGTTAATGTTGTACCAGATAAAGTGTATGCTGAGTTAGGGTCTTGTCTTACGTTACCAACAAATACTTCAATGTCTAAAGTTGATGAAGGTGCTACATCTAAAGTAAATGCAGTTGTGCTTCCATCACCATTAAACCTCTTACCTACAAGAGATTGAAATGTATTCTGTGTATCTATAGGATTACCTACATATGCCATCTTACGTTATCTCCATTATTGATATAGCAATGTCCGCTGATCCAGATGCTGTCAAAGACAACGTATCTGTAGCTTCCATTACCACTTTGTTACCTGCAAGTAGCTCCAACGTTCCGCCAACAGGTATNGGNGCATTAGTAACTANCTCAACTGTTTGGTTGGCTTCGTTGTTCGCACCCGATCTGCTAGAGGTATCTGAAGCTAAACTAACTGTAGCAGTAATCTGACCAGTGGTTGTGTTACCTACCATTACACCAAGAACTACTGTAGTAGTAGAGCCAGCAACAGTATAAATAACATCAGCACTAGTTACATTTGCTTTCGTTACAAGTTTAAAAGTATTAGCCATTTATCCTCCTTATAATATTAACCGAGCGCAATCGCAAGAGCCGTTGGGTCTTCACTAGAGAATCCTGCACTTGTTAAATATGTTTTTACATCAGATAAAGCGACTTGCTTCATCGTTCCCGCATCATTGGTAACAACTCTGTCAGCATCNACTAAAGTTGTAGATGAAGCAGATGTATCACCATCCATNATATTTAATTCTGTAGCGGTGCTTGTTACACCATCAAGTATNTTTAANTCTGCCGCAGTAGATGTTACGTTAGTACCGCCTATATCTAAAGTGGTTACAGATATTTCACCAGCTACAGTTGCGATACCATCTGCTAAAGTAATTAAATCTGTATCATCAGTATGACCTATTGTTGTTCCATTAACAATTATATTATCAACAGTAAGTGTTGTTAGTGTGCCCAGAGAAGTAATATTTGATTGAGCAGCAGTGGTTACCGTAGCAGCAGTTCCAGATACATTACCAGTGACATTACCTGTCAAAGGTCCCGCAAAAGCATCCGCTGTTACAGTGCCGTCAAAAAATGCATCTTTAAATTCTACACTAGAGCTACCAAGATCTAGGATATTATCAGCACCAGGTGTTAAAGCACCGTCTGTTAATATTAATTGTTTTTCATTTCCTGCATAAAAATTAATTGTATCTGCAGTTTCAAAATCTATTTTTGTTTCGTTATCTTCACCTATTTTAATATCTGTTGCTAGTAAAGATGTAATTCCCGTTTGTGCAGCATCTACGTTTAATGTGTTAGTAGATAAAGTTACGCCTGTNCCTGCNGTAAAAGCAGTCTTAGACATCGCTATGGCAGCAGAAGAGTTTACATCTGCNTTTACAATTACACCAGATCCAATTGCTGCCGTTCCGTTTGCAGCTATGCTTATGTCTCCTGATATCGCAACAGGGTTATAATTTGTGCCATCTCCAATAAGAGCTGCACCACTTGTGTTTGTGTTTAAAGTAATGTCGTCACCTGTAACAGTTAAATCTCCAGTTACAGTTAAGTTACGTCCTATGGTTGCATCGTTATTTGCATCTTCAAAAATTAATTTACTAGCCGGTATCGTGCAAAATACATCTTTTGTTCCTGCTGCAAAATCAACAGCACTATCACTATTAGAAGAAGATATTACAGTTGTACGTGTAAGGTCAGAACTATCGCCATCTAGCGTGCCAAGACCTACTTCAAATTCAGCCGCTGTTTGATGTGAAATACAATAATATGTTGTATTACTGTTACCTACACCAGCAGCAAAAGTTTCAAAGCCAGTTACGGCACCCGCAAGAGATACGGCACCCGTACCAGTTGTAGTGGTTGTTTCTTTTACTCTATCATTAATGACTAATGCCATTTATACTCCTACGCTAATCTTAAGATAGCATTACTTGCATCAGCTGCAGGAAACTGAATTGTAAATGTTCCACTCGTAGATGTTTTGTCTCCACCAAAATCTAAAATACAAACTGCTTTGTTAGAATTAGAACTATTGTAAATCATAGCTCCTCTTGCAGTGATAGTAGCTGAAGTAAAAGATATATCAGCAAAATCACAAATAGCGGTTGTACCTGAAGTTGTTGGCGTTACACTGGTTAATGATCCTCCACCTGAAGAATAAGATCCTGAATCGGATACTTCGTTAGATGTAGTGAAAGCAGTGGTTGAAGCATCTAGAGAGGCAGAACTTGTGTACAATGCAATTTTAAAAGTGTCTTGTCCATTAGTAAAGTTATGTCCTTCGACAAGTAATTCTTGTTTAAAACTTGTGCATACAGCTTGTGTTATAGCCATGTTTATTCTCCTCTAGTATTTGTTTTAACAGACTGCATAGGGAACTTTAGTTCTCCATGCATGTACTCATCTCGTCTATGTCTACCAGTTTGTTCAACTATTAGTTCTTGCATAGCACGTTGATAAGATTGTTCGTATAATTGCAGCATTTCAGCTGGGCCCTTCAAAAACTTGAAGGCTTCTGCAAGACATCCATACAACAAAGCCATAGGAGCATTGTTGCCCAACCATGAGGTTGTATTACTACTAGACAGTCTTGTTGGTAATCTAGTAATTCCTAATTCCACGTTATACGCTGAATCAGGTGTTGGCGCAAGATATATTGTATTGTGATCCCACCATGACCAATACTTTGGTGTGCTTGTAGCAGTTCTGTCTGGCCAATATTCATTCATATAACTTATGTCGCGATGTTCTAAAAAATCTCTTGTCGGTGTTCCTGATGCAGGAAATATATGTACAGTTCTTATTGTAGCAAGTGACGTAGGATCTGGTGACGTTCCACCAGGTAATGATAAAAAAGGATTACTTGTTACAAGTGTAACTGATTGATGTGATTTGAACACATCAAGATCTGCTTCTTTCAATATTCTATTTTCTGTGTGTTCAATAAAATCGTTTGTGATTGTAGATGTCAACACATCACTACTAGTTTCTGTGTAATCTAAAATCTGCTGTGTTAGTTCTGCGTATGTAGTCATTAGTTACTCACCGTTACTGGACCAGAAGATGCTTGTCCTCCACCACCACTACCAGTTGTAGATGGTGCAGTTGTTACTGTAAAAGTATAAATATCATCATCTGTTTTTGTTATACTAAAACCTGTTGATACTTCTATCTCTGACTCAGAAGCACCAAACAAGTTACCAGAAACAGTTCTAAATCTTACTGTGTCTCCCGTAGATCTTTTGTGACCTGGTTCAAATACAGATACAGTTGTACTAGAAGCTGTAAATTTAAACGGATTNAAAGGTAACAATCTTTCTGTAGGNTTTTCTACTCTTGCTGGTCTTGGNTACTGTAAAGATATTGCATCAGGCATGTGNTTGTTTGGTCTGTCCTGTGGTGTCTTAGGTTCAAACTCACTTTTGTGTACNCGTGATCCATTCCATTCTACAACCATTTCGNTGTATGGATATTCCATACCACTACGGTCAGAAATAAATTTTGCGTATTTTCCTGATGCGTAACTCATTTATTAGCTCCAGGTATATTTGCCGCCTTTTTTAGCAGCGCCCATTCCTAGTTTAGTACCAGTTACTTTTCCTTGCTCAACAGTAATATCTTGTGCTTTACCTTTTGCTGGTGCAATACCTTTGGTAGTTACAGCAGCAGCTTCCACAGCATTGGGTATATTGTTTTGACCTCTGCCGTAAGAACCTATTTTTTGGGTAGATGCTTCTCTAGTATTAGCTGTTTGAGTGTTATGTCTTGGGTTACTCATTAGTCCTCCTTTTTACAATTACAATCACAACATGCACATTGACCACCACAACAAGCTCCGCTGTTGCTGCAATGACACTCATGATTACATTTTTCACATATTGGCATATAACCTCCTATGGTGTGTACGCCCGTGCTGGTTCAATTCTAAAAGAAACTCTTTCTCTATCGTTTTCACTAGCACGTTTAAACTCTTCATCATACACCGCTTTTAAGTTTGCACTTAACATTGGTGCTCTTTTCAAACTTATATAGTATGCCAAACCTGCAGTCAAACAAGGAAGAAAGTAGAAAGGTACGTCAGCTTCGTTGGTATAACTTCCTGCATCTTCTATTCTAGCAAGATAAAAATACTTAAATATGTATGCTTTATCAGGGCTAGGATATAAGAACAAAGTCATATCGTTTGCTGGTCTACCACTACTGCTAGATCCTCCAGTTGTAACTGTACCAGGAACTAAAGCAAACTGTGTAGGTCTTGCGTCTCCTGATGATGAGTTTTCTTTTTTACTTAAATTTATAAATTCAGTTCTAGATATTCTGTTAACAGCAACATCAGTTGTGTTACTGTCACCTTCTAAGTTAGAAGTTGCACCTGTTGTAGTTGTTACAACAGCGTCTACTATATCTATAACATTTTGATCAATAGCATAGAAGTTTGTTCCTGCAGTTAGTGTTTGTGTTGCATAAGTTATACTCCACAAATTTAAACCACGGTTTGCCCACTCTGCTAACATCAGATTCATAGATCGTCTGGCTGTTTTTAAATCATAGCCAGTGCGAGTCTCTAACTGACATCTTTCGAATGCTTCCTCTATTATCTCTTCTATTGAGAGATTAAAGGTTTGTGTGCCTGAATAAGCCATCTAAACCTCTAATATATTTTTTGGAATTCTGCTATAACTGTGTACATGTTGCCTGAATCAGCTGTACTCGGTACAACAAAGTTAACATCACTCTGATTACTGTTACTAGATTTGTCTGCTGGTACGCCACCAAACTCTCTAAAGTCCCAATAGCCAGCACCTGTTAATCCTAGTATAGGAATATCTCCGTCTGAATCTTCTTCGTCTAAACGTGCAAAAGAGTTACCTCCGTCGCCACCTTGACAAGAATACCAAACTCTAAGTAAACCTAAATGTGCTACAGCTGTGCCGTCGTTTCTAGCAGCTAATGCTGAAACGTCACCCATAACTGTTGTGCTACCTGTTCCGTCTGATTGTACAACCATTTTGATAACAACACGGTTATCATTCTGTTGTAGTATTGTTGGTCCTGTTACTGTGTCTGCCATGTTCCCTCCTTAATCAAGAACTGTGGGGCCGTTAAGCCCCACATTGTTAATTTAATATACTGAGTATTCTAACTCCACTGTAAATCTTCCAGCCGTTATATCAGCGTTTACTGCAGTTGTAGCAAAAGCATATAAGTTTTTGCTAGCAATCGCCGCTGTAATGTTTGGAACAAATATGTGGTAGTTACCAGCAGTATTGTTAAAGTTCACATCAACCTCT